GAGCTAATATGACACCCATACAACAATTAATGCTTGGCGTAGGTGCTAAGAAGAAGACGTATATGGACGATGTGTTTAGCACATATATCTATGACGGAAATAGTAGCACTAACGCTATTAATAATGGAATTAATTTGTCAGGTGAAGGAGGACTGGTATGGGCGAAAACTCGTAATGGCCCTTATAATTATAATCTTTACGATACAGTAAGGGGAACTGCTCAGCCAATTTATACTAGTTCTCCCAATGCTGCTTCTAACCAAGCAAATGGTATGAATAGTTTTAATTCAGATGGATTTACTTTAGGTTCTGATGCAAACCTTAATGAAAGTAATAAAAATTATTCAAGCTGGACATTCCGCAAGGCATCTGGATTCTTTGATGTTGTTACTTGGACTGGAAATGGTAGTACTAGGACTATAGCTCATTCATTAGGTAGTACTCCTGGGATGATTCTAGTAAAGAATACTTCTAATACTTCCCATATTCATTGGACAGTGTGGCATAGAGGAAATGTAGAGGGTAATGCAGATTATACATTGATATTAAATGACAATAGTGCTAATGCAGGTAATAACACTTATTTCGATAATGGTTCTACTCCTCCAACCAGCACCAATTTTACTGTTCATACTTCAAACCGTGTCAACGCTGACGGAGATGAATATGTAGCCTACGTATTCGCAGGAGGTGAGTCCACAGCCGCTACTGCAAGGTCTGTTGAATTTGATGGATCGGGTGATTATTTAAGCCTTGCTAGTGGTTCTTCTTCTAGTTTAAGACCAGGGACAGGTGATTTTTGTATAGAAGCATGGCTAAATCCTGATTCTTTTTCAAATGAAAGAGGTCATTATATGACTGATAATGGGGGAATTTTATTTCAATCTGATGGAACTAATTATATTTTTAAAAAACATGGAGGAAGTGCTCTTCTTACTGGACCTGGTTTAGAGATAGGTCAGTGGACACATGTAGCCGTAACACGATCAGGTACATCTCTAAAGATGTTTTATAACGGCACAGAAGTTGATAGTGCTACTGATAGTACTGACATTACTGGGACAGCTGTAACTTATATTGGTTCTACTGTTGCTTATTGGGACGGTAAAATATCTAATCTTAGATTAGTTATAGGGTCAGCAGTCTATACATCATCATTTAGACCACTAACTGAGCCATTAACAAACATAACCAATACCGTTCTTTTATGTTGCAACGATAGTTCTACAACAGGTTCAACCGTAACCCCTGGAACAATTACCGCTACTTCTTCACCAACAGCATCAACAGACTCAGGATTCGATGACCCTGCTGGTTTTGTCTTTGGAGAGAATGAAGATCAAAACGTAATCAAGTGTGGTAGTTATATTGGAAATGGATCGTCTACAGGTCCAGAGGTTGATTTAGGTTGGGAACCGCAGTGGGTAATGATAAAACGTATTGACACTAGCGAGAATTGGTTCTTATGGGATTCGATGCGTGGAATACCAACAGGAGGAGATGACGCGAGATTAATTGTTAATAGTGCTGCTGCAGAAGTTGGTAGTACTGACAGAATTGATTTAACTTCAAGAGGTTTTAAGATACCGACAACATCAGCTGAAACCAATGCAAGTGGAGGAAAGTACATTTATATGTGTCTGAGAAGGCCAGATGGCTACGTTGGTAAGCCAGCCGATGCAGGTACGGATGTATTCGCTATGGATTACGGTAGTGGTAGTACTGCTATCCCTGAATTTGATAGTGGATTCCCTGTCGATTTTGCAACTTACAGAGTACCTACAACTGCTGATCATTGGTACTCAGGTGTAAGACTTAATGGAGCTAAATATTTCAAACTCAACGAGGCAGATGCTGAAGGTAGTGATGCAGATACAGTATGGGATAGCAATGTAGGTTGGCAGAAGGCTCAGTCTTCAAGTCGACTATCATTTATGTGGAAACGCCACACTGGTTTTGATGTGTTAACTTATATTGGAAATGGAGTTGGAGGTAGACGTATACCGCACTCTCTGAACAGAGCTCCAGAGATGGTTTGGATCAAACTAAAAAATAGAGATAATCATGGTTGGGTAGTTGGTCATATAGGATTAAATGGAGGAACTAACCCTTGGACTAGATACTTAACATTAGATACAGATGGTGCAGAAGCTACTCAAGACTGGCCGTTTGATGATACAGCACCTACTGCAAATAATCTAATACTTGGAAATGGTGGTAGAAGTAATGGTGATCAAGACCCATTTATAGCCATGCTGTTCGCCAGCGTTGACGGCATAAGCAAGGTTGGTTATTACGCTGGATCTGATTCTGAACAAACTATAACAACTGGATTCCAACCTAGATTCGTAATAATAAAAAACATTAACCTTTCAGAAAATTGGTTTGTCTTAGATACAACAAGAGGATGGGGTTCAGGAGACGATAAATGGTTAGCTTTAAATACTAATGGTGCTCAGAACCCACATGGTTTCGGTACTCCTACTTCAACAGGATTTACAATGCCTGGAGATGATGGTTCATTTAATGATGCAGGGAATAATTTTATCTACTACGCCCACGCCTAAATGGAAATCCCATCCATAAAATCTAAGCTACCAATTTCAGATGCTCTAGAATTTAAAGATATGATTCTAGAGCCTCCTACTGCTAGTATGCCAGTGTTTCCTCCTATTGTAATACCTCCGGGTAATCTACAAGCTCCAGCTGGAGTAGAATTAGAGGAAGCACCAGCAGAAGATGAGGAAACAGCAACGACTGAACAACCATCTCTTAGAGTACCTGTTGTTAAGATTGACTTACCATTACCTAGTGCAGAAGTCGTAGCTACTGCTACCTATGCAGCTGTTGCAGCTGTAGCCACTACCACCTTAGCTACTCCTTTATTCGATAAATTAAAGAAACAAATCCAAAAGTTCCTACAGAAAAAAGTAGATAAATGGAAGGAAAACCGCCAGAAGAAAAAGAAAAGGGACTCCTCGGTAAGCTGAAGGATGCAGCAGAGGATCAAGAACATCAGATACAAATCTTAGGTACATTCGTTAGACTTGGCGTTGTCGTCTGGTCTGGATTTATTATTACAATGAATTACGTAGAAATACCTATGGTTAAGAAATCAGGTAACTCTGATATCACGTTCGTTGCTAGTGTATTTACTGGAGCACTAGCAACCTTTGGCCTTACTACAGGCAACAACAATAAAAACAAAGGTCCAGTAAACTGTCCTATGGTCAAAAAAAAGGAAGGATGAAAAAATGGCTTTTACTCTTCCTACTGGCATCACCCACGGTAGCGAGAGCAGAAATTGTAACCCCAAACTTTACGCAGGGGTCGATGAACAGTACAACAACAACCACCCAAGAAATAACAGAGGAAATCACCACTACAACTTATGGAGCAGCGTTAAACAAATGGTCTGGGGACAATATAACCCACACATCAGCAAGCTCTGGAGGTCTAGTAGACACCGATTCAATCTTTACAATTCATACAGCTGGAAGCGACTTTTCCTTAGAGGTAGTATCGAGAGCAGCGAGTCAAGTAATAGAATTAACAGAAATAGAAAGAACTATAGAAACGGATTCTACTACTGTTTCCTTATCAGTCTTCTCGCAATAGCACCTGCTAAAGCAGAAGGTGAGACGAATAACACTTCAAATCCCGTTGCAGCAGCGACTGGAAATGTGACAAATCAAGCAGTTCAATTCCAGAACAATGGTGCTCCTTCAAGGCAGCACTACGGTTCTGGGGTAAGCTGTAATGGGGCTACGATGACGTTCAGCCCCTTCTATATGGGTAATCATACGGTTCCATTTGATGAAAATATGAACCAGAGAACCTATACAATATCAGAAAACTGGGGAGGACAAGTTAACTTTATGTTTCCTTTGGACCGTAAAGGTTTAGCACAGTGTAGACGTATAGCTGCAAGACAAGAAGAGAAAATGAGGCTTGATTACGAGCTTACACGGATGCTCAGATGTGCTGAATTACAACGTAAAGGCTTTATGTTAGCTGAAAATACACGTGTATATAGCATGTGTAATGATGTTGTTCCTATAGTTAAATATGAACAAGATAAAAAAGCTGCAGTTAAGCAGTATTTAGAAGAAAACTGTACCCCAGTGGATGAGTTTACTCCTCCTTGGAAAGAAAAAAGGTACAATTGCCCAACACAACCCACTAAAGTAAATGATTCTACTAATTAAACCCATCCTTATCAAGTTTGCTACATCAACATCAGTCAAAAGACTATTAATTGATGTATTGAAAAAGCTTGTTTCCACTACTGATAACACCTTAGATGATAAGGCTGTAGAAATCGTAGAGAAACAACTATTTCCCGGCACATAATGGCTAAAAAAGCTACGGAAGATCAGTTTAACGAGTTACATAACCTCGTTACTACTGAATTCCTTAAAAGAGTTAAGAGTGGAGAAGCTACCGCTCATGAATTAAAGGCAGCCTGTGATTGGCTAGTTAAGAATGATATCAGTGGTATTGCTTATGAAGGCACTGCACTGGATAAATTGGCAGCCGTAATGCCTAAAATCGACCCAGACCTTGTACAACGGAGATTATATGGCAAGCACAAGCACGAGGTACTATAGAGCCAACCCTAAAGCAAAAGCTAGGAAGAATGCTTATCAAAAAAAGTTTAATCGTAGTAAATTGCAAATCCGTAATAGAACTTCATTGAACAAAGAAAACCGACGCAGAGGAACCTATGGCAATGGTGATAAGTTGGATGTCTCCCATAAGAAAGGTGGAGGCACAAAACTCGAAGCCCAATCAAAAAACAGAGCCAGAAATAGAGGAAAAG